CTGAATCCATCATCTTATCNATNTTNTCATCTAACATTTGTACTCTAAATTCTAGTTGATCAACTTGATTTAAAAGAACTGCTTGACTGGTAGATAATTCAAATGTTCGAGATAGGGACCACCCTCCTAATGCAATTAAGAGCCCTACTAATAAAGTTAAAATTTTTTCCATCATTATTTTGTAAGCATATATTCTTTAGCCTGATTTTTCAATGGGGTGTGGTAAGCCGGTTTGACACAAAAGGCTAATAAACACATCAATATTATAAGTATTCCTGTAAAGGTATAGTTCATAATAACCTCCCATATGATCCATTAGGTTAACCAGCTAATAATTTTATTCCACCAAGTGTTGCTCGGTTCCTGACTCAAACTGCAGTCACAATGAGCACATTTGTTAATGCCGTCATGTACATGATGGCTTACTTTGTGGTCACAAAATTCACACATCTTTGCTTGTGGTTGTTTAATCATATTTTTCTCCTCTGTTGTGAAAGAAAATAACAGTGTTTTGGATTGAATGAATTATGTTAATAATTCGTATGCGATTATGATTGCCACGACAATAGCAATAGATATCTTTTTATTAGCTACAGCTAACGACCATAATCTTTTTGTGTTGTTTATTATTGTTTGCATAATAACTCCTATTTTTTTATTTTATTATACCCCAATTTGCTCCAGATTCATAGTCTACTTTATTAGGAATTTGTAATTTAACTGCCTCTTCCATTGTTTTTATAATCTCTTTAGAGTTATCCCCTTCTCCAAGAGGAATAGATATGTCAAGTTCATCATGTATCTGTATATGGGGCACAATACCTTTTTTATGTAACTCTAACATAGCTTTTTTAGTCATATCTGCTGCACTACCTTGAATTAATTTGTTTAGTGCTTTGTATGTAAAAGCCCTACGATGGCCATTTTCATGCCAGTAATTTTTTTGTTTATTACCATCTTTATCTATAATAAATTCTCCTTCTTCATCTTTCATAAACTCACCCATTGCTTGAAGCTCTAACATTCTTTCACGATCTTGTGCAGGTACAAATCTACCCCAATCATTACCTTTTAGTATAGGTTCATATTTTGGAAATCTACATTTTCTATTTAAAATAGTTTTAATTCTACCATTGCTTTGAGCAGCACCCATTAATTGATTTGTTAATTGTTTTACGAATGGAACTTTAGCGTGATAGGTATCAAATAATTCTTTAGCTTTATCTTTAGATACACCCAACTCTGCCTCTAACTTAGCTTTCCCCATTCCATAAAATAAACCCAGGTTAATTACTTTAGCTTGACTTCGGGGAATCTTAGCCATGTCTGCTACCGTTTGGTGAAAGTCTGCTTTAGGATCGCTATCATAAGCATCAGCAATTTTATTAACCGAAGCTAAACTAAATCTTAATGCATACTCTGTAACTAATCTTGGTTCCTGTTGCGAGTAGTCAAACGTACCCCACTTGCAACCTTCTTCAGGTAAGAATAAACTTCTTATTAATGGACCTATCTTAGGATCTTTAGCTGGAATTTGTTGTAAGTTAGGATTAGAATAACTAAATCTACCAGTAACCGTACCTCCATCATCAGATCTAATTTGATTTATTTCTGCATGAATTCTACCTTTATGCTCGTGTCTTAAAATTGTATCAATAAAAGTTGTATTAACCTTGTTTATTTTTCTAGCCTCTGCTATCATTTGAATTACAGGATGTTTATGATTAGAAAGGAAATTTTTTGTAAATGAAGGCGCACCCGTTTTTACTGTTTTTTCAAAAGGTAATCCTAAATGGTCGAAAACTTTTTGAATACTTCGCGCCGCCCATATTTGAGTTTCTACTCCTGTCTCTATTTTTACTTGGTGGATTAATCTTTCTTCTTGTGTTGTCAATTCTTTTTTCAATTGATTGGCTCTTGTCACGTCTACCCTCACCCCTAGGAAACGCATATCAATCAAACAAGGGAAAAGATCAGTCTCTAAATTAAATATTTGTTGGCAGTCTTCTTCTATTAATAGTTTTTTTACATGCTGCCACAGTTTAAAAGTTAATTCAGCATCTTTTTCAGCATAAGCTCCTACTTCACTTGCAGGTAATCTCCACATATCTGCTTTTGCATCTAGTCCTCTTGACTTAGCTGCATCATTTAAAGCTTTCTCATTCTTACCTTCATTTAAATAATGCCATGATAATGCATTTAATGTATATGCAAATCTATTTTCATCTAAAAGAGAGCATGCAATCATTGTATCGACGATTAAACCATTGATTTTTATACCTAAACTACGTATCCAACATACGTCATACATTGCGTTATGAAATATTTTTGTAGCTGGACATTCACAAATATCTTTAAACCATTCTAAAGTTTTAGTTCTATCCATGTTTGGTCCTTCACCATGGGCTATAGGAAAATACCATTTGTCATTAAATGTAGCAACCGCAATACCAACAACCTCACCATTACCTGTAACTGCACCCGATCCTTTTGATTTCAAATCAGGATCACGTGTCTCTAAGTCAATTGCAATCTCATCATAATCTCTTAGATCAGGATATTCTGTGGGCTGTACCCATTCAGTTTGTGTTAAGTATTTAGGTATTTTCATTTTTTTCCTTTTTTTGGTGAAATACTTCATACCAAGTATCACACTCATCACAGTTATACATACTTACAATAGTATGTTTTGAATCTGGATAAGTATCCTCGGTATCATAGTCATTATTCCATCTTACTTCTGCATTACAGTAAAAACATTTCATTTTTTCTTGTTGTCTTTCATTTTTTTAATTTCTAATTCACAGTAATGAATTATTTTTTCTAAATCTTCTATCTTATTTTTAAATAAATATCTGCAAACATATTTAACAACGTTCCCCTGAAAGAATGAAAGATTATTTTTTGAAATAAATTCATATGGTTGAATTACAAATTTTTTATAATGACTTCCTCCCACCTGCTTATCTTGTGGAAAGGCATCATCAAATATATTTTTATTGGTCATAGTTTGCTGCTCTTTTTTCATATAATTTTTTTAAATTTTTTAAAAACCCTTCTTCCCATACCCAGAATCTATCAGTATATGATTCCATATTACCTGGCATTCCAACATAAGAATACGAACGATCTTTTTTAATCCATGATCTAGGTATCCACATCTCAACAGGATCTAAAAACTTTTTAAATTTTTTATATGCTCTATTATACCTTGTGCTTTTAACTTTATTTACTTTTATCAAAACAGCTTTTGGTGTTTTTCTTAATACATCAAATTCAATTCGTCTGTGAAAAAATGTGCTCATAGTGGATACTCCTTTATTTTCTTTTTAGCTTTCAGTTTATATAAATTATTTCTTGCGCGTGTTACTCCCACGTACCACACTCTATGCTCTTCATCTTGTTTGTCAACACTTAGACTAATACTTTTTTGCACTTTAGCACCTTGATGTAAAGATAGTATTACATTATCTTCTTCACCACCTTTTATTGCATGAATAGTTGATAACCATATCCTTGCATTTTCATAAAGTTTTTCACCCCCAGAAATTATATTCCGAATATAAAGTATTTCTTTCTGATCAGCTACGAAGATGTCGTACCAATTTTTTTCAAAATTCCAATTGCCATTGGGAATATATTCTTTGACGTCATTGATTTCCTTTTCTTCCAGCTTACCTTCTCTTAACCATTTAGTATAAGCCATCGCTCCATTATAAATACCTACATTAAAACTTTTACCTTTGTTACTTTGATAATAAATATTTTTACTTTTAAGTTCTTTCATGATGTCTAACAAGTTACTTTTAGTTCTTGTTAAGATTAACCATCTACCTTTTGTAAGATCAACTTGTCCTAAATTATTGATGTGAGACGCAAAACCCTCTTGCGCCCGTGGCAAGTATTCTTTATGTTTCCTGATGCCTGATATACGACTCACTGCTATTTGAGATTGTTCTTGCACTGCTCTTGATACTCTCCTCGAATACCTTAAAACACGTTCATTTGCAGGTTCTTTTATGAATCTGTTAACGTCAGCTCCAGCCCAAGCGAATATAGCTTGGTCGTCATCGCCAGCTAAATACATATCATCACAGTTCTCTCTTAACTTATCATACAGTTGCCATTGTAATGGAGATAAGTCTTGTGCTTCATCGATAAAGATAGCTTTTAGTTTAGGAATCTTACCTGAGTTTATAACTTTTTTAATAAGATCATTAAAATCTAATAGGTGCATTTTCTTTTTATACTCTTGTAGGTTTACATAAATATGATTTAATGTGTGCCAGTCTATATCTTTTCTATCATGTTCGTTAAGATCAAACTCTTCTCTTATAGTTATATCTTTGTTAATAGCCTTACCTATCATTTGAAAATAAGGATTGTTACAAGTTAAGAAATGTGTTTGTTCCTCATTATATTTATCATTGAAGTTAACTCTTACATTTAACTTCTTACCTAAAGCTTCATAGTGATGGGGTTGAATAATAGCACTCTCATTTAAATTTAATAAATGAAAACAAAATGCATGGAGAGTTTGAAAATATGGAACTTGTTTTTCATCTACACCAATTCTATTTCTAGCTTCCTTCGCAGCTTTCTTTGTAAAAGCAAAGTAACCTATTTTATGATAAGGAGTACCGGTTCTTACATAGGCATTGACTCTTCGAATTAATCTAAAAGTTTTACCTGTTCCCGGAGGGCCATATATTTTAATTGGGTTTTTCATCGGTTCTTTTAAAAGTATCTAATAAAGTTCCCGTGAATCCAAAGCTTCCGTGATGTGTTGTTTCACCATCAACGACAGCATAAAATTTAAAACCTGCCTGTGTTGCAAGATTAGAAAAATGTGTATCTTCTCCCCACCAATAACCAGACTTTTGATCAAAGACCGTATCCCAAAAATTATAAAAGTATGAGTTTGCTTTATCAGATATAATTTCCTTTTGTTTTATCTTAAGATGTGGATGATCTTTCATAAGTTTTTCATATACTCTTCTATGTACTAAAGTTAATCCAGCAGGTCCTACAGTTATCTCTGTTAGTCCTTTGTTATCTATTTTAATATCAGTGGGATCTTTAAATGCCACAGAATATTTTACTGTATTATCTTGTGTCTTCTTTCTGTATGGTGTGCAAATCATATCTTTTTCTGCCACTAACATTCGTCCTACTACTTTTGGATCAAACTCTACATCTGAATCTACAAATAATTGATAGTCAAAACCTGATTCTAAAAACATTGCGGTTAAAACATTTCTTCCATAACCCACATAAGGACATTTAAATGTACTCACTGTAGATTTTATTTTTGCTTGTGTAAATTTATCCATTAATTTTATTAATGATAAACCTGTTGCCACCTGCATGGTATCGTATGTAGGCATGCATACAAATACAGTTGGTAATTTTTTCGTCATACTATATTCTCCTTATCTTCTATTGTTATTTTTTCTTCTGGTATTTCTTCTTTCATTAAATCATCTGCAGGCATTTTTATACACCTGACTGGTGGAAATGATTTTTCACTTTCTCCTTTTGGAAATCTTTTTTGGAATCCAAACTCAGCTTTAAAATGATTCTTAATTAAAGTTGCAGTTCTTGGTCTGTCTTTTGTCCACTCATTTCTTTTTATCTCTTCATAAAATTTATCATAATCAAAGTAATAAAACTCTTCATCTTTTAATACAGCACCACTTTTAAATGAAGCATATGTTGTAGCTTCTGGTCCATTAACATAATCTTCTAAATATTTTTTTAACATTTCAATAGGATTAGTACCAGCAGGTGGTTTAATGTCCTCTTTAGTGGCCCATAGAGCGTCCAGGATAGGCTGATATTCATTATTCTTAATGATGGGAGGAAATATTGATGTTTGGTCTGCTATGAGCGCTCTCATCTCTTTCATCTCTGAAATTTTTTTTATATGTTTTGCATGTATTTGAACAACTTTACTGTCAGATAATTCTACATTAAAGAAATATTCTGGGTCAGGTTTATAACATATTTTTATTAGACCCGATATCTGAGGCCAACTACTTTCTCTATGACTTCCAATACCATATTTTCTACGTAAACAACTTCCCTTTGCACAATATGAAGAGATAGGTAAGTCATGACAAGTATGTCCAGCAGTATCTTTGTCCCAACTTTTTATTTTTTCATTTACTTTAGAGTCTCCCCACGTGTCATCGTACTCTATAAAATCTCTAGCTGCCTGTAATAATTTTTTCTTCCAATCATCCTTGTGTTTCTTTTTTACAAACACCATGTAGTTAAATAAAAATCTATCTCTCTCATCTTTTAATTTGTTCCCTGATTCCTGAACCTGTTTGCATAACATTTGTAAGCATGGAGGACCATCCAATAGATCATCAGGACCGCCTGTTAATATTTCTTTTATTTTTTTATTGGATACTTCTTTTAATGATTCTTTTGTCTGTAAATTATCTTTGACTACATTTAAAAAATCTTCGAACTCTAATTCTTTTCCATCAGGTAATAATGCTTTACGTTCTGTCTTCTTGAAATAAGGTAAGTTAATAAATGATCCAGAGGTTCTAACATTATCTTGGTTCATTCCTAGTTGTGTTTGTTTAGGAAATATTTCTGTTTTAGATGATAGCCCAAATAAAAATAATAAATTTTGTAAAAATTCTCTAATTAAAGTTGCAGGTACCTTTTCTGCTGTGAATACATAAATGTGAAGACCATTACTTTTTGATTTAATTGGTACAACAGGTAGGTCTTTGTCTTGAATTACTTTTAAATAATGTTGAATATCAAAGCTAGAATAATCTGAGGGATCAATATCGATTGCACCAAAGCTAGCCATACCATTGTCATCACATGCTTGTATACCTATTGCACGTTTACCATCTAAATGATCTTGATAATCTTGATCAGATATATTTCTTTTAGACCAGCCATAATCACCGGGATCAAATTTTAATTTGTTTGTTTGTGGATCATGATAACCATTGTTAACATTACAGAAACCAAAGTCTCTTTCTAACCCACCAAAATATTTTCTAAATTCTTTCATAATTTATACGGCGCCTCCAGTCTCCCTTCAGCGCCGTTGTTATAACACTTTATTATACTATGTCTTGCTTCTTTTTACCAGCATCGTATTTTGGTCTAGCTGCACCTTTAGAAACTGATTTCTGAAGTTGCGCTGCTATCTCATACATAGATGCATCATCTTTATTAGTGATATCAAGATTTCTTACTCTTGATGGTTTGTAGACATGCCAGCTTTTACTCCCCGCTGTTCTTCCAAATGTGTTTAACTTATACACAGCTGAATAACTTGCAGGATTAAATGAACCTTGATCATCTGAGAATCTCAGATTTTTAATAAGGTTATTCAACTCCCTCGCTGGAGATAAATTAGAAGATCTCATTGGGACCACTGCAGGTTTTAACTCACCATCTACCATTGCTAGTACATAGAAGTATGCAGTCTTCTCAACATAATTACCATTTGGTAATCTGTATCTTCCATTCTTTTCTTCCACAGCATCGGCTGGAATCTCTAA